TATTTTATTAAAGCATAACTTATATAATTGCTCATAACTAAAATTACTATTTTTTTATGATATTAATATAGAATTTTGTCCTCTTGAAACATTAAATCCCGTATTAACAAAATTAATATAAATTAATGAAGAATATTGTTGAAATTCGGTCATTACTAATGGAACTTGTGAAACCATAATATCCCCTTTTAATAGCTTATCATTTACATCTCCCGTAGTATTTGGAGATAACCTATCCCTAAATAAACTAGCATAAAATACACCTTCTCTATTATAAAAATCATCTATTGTTAAATCAGTTATTTGAATATTTGGGTTAGTATTGTAAATTACCGTAAAATTAGGAGCATTTGACCCCTCTAAAGACATCTCATACAAATCTTTTACGCTACTTACGGGTTTGTTTACTACCCAACACATTCTTAATGGGTATTGGGTGCCAAACCAAGTGTTCCATGAGGAACTATTTGTATTCATTTCATATAAAGTGCCATTCTTAAAAGCAAATAATCTATTTTCAAAATAATCATATTGTTCTGCTATAAATTGAAAATCAGATACCCATTTGTTTTCTATAATATTGAAAGCCAATGTTTTAGCTAAATTGTCATTAATATCAAATCTATTAATTATTGAACTTGCATAAGATGGTATTGTATCGTAACTAGGTAATACGGGAGCACTACTTTCGGCTATTAAACCTATTAATGTTGCATTAAATTCTCTATGAAATGGGTCTATAAATGTTGGTAAATGATGAAATCCATTAAGTGTGTCTAAGGTTGCTGAACTTGTTGCCAAATAACCTTTTGCGTAATTTTTAAATAATCTATCATTACCAAACGATCCAATTGAAGATAAACCATTAGAAGCGTATTGAACTATGGCCCCATTGTTTAAGTCATACCAAAATACATTACCAAGATATTCTACTACTGATTCGGGCGAGGTGGTGCCAAACATACCCTTTAAAACATTAATTGTTCCTATAACTGCGGTATCTTGAATTAAAGAAGAATTTGCAGAAGAACCAACTAATTGCACTTCTCCCAAATAACAAGATGCGGTTTGTAAAGTACATATAGCCAACATAATAACCCCTTGTTCTGATGTTTTAGAGGCCAATTGTAGTTTTTGTATTGCTCCTAGACCTAATGGAGTAGTTTTGTAATTAAGGGCCTCAAATGTGCTTAAACCATTGTTTTGAGTACCCGTTGCATATACATTAGAATACCTAATTTCGTGTTCGTTTCTTTTTTGACCTAATAATGTCACATAATTAATAAATCCATCATCGGTTAACCAATTTTTATAATAATCATCATTTGGGGACATAGCTTCAACATAATATCCATTACTATTGTATAATCTTTGAAATATAAATGTATCTCCATCTAATGTTCCCGATAATGTAGAATATACCCTTCCTGATAAACCCGCATTTGTTATGGGGTAAATATTACCTACTTCATAAAATGGCTCATCTGCTAATTTAATATATGGGGTATAAATTTCAATCGAAAAACTTGCTGTTGTTAAATCGTCAATATCTTTAGGGCTTAACAAAATATATTTCCCATCTGTGCCAATAATTCTTAATTCATTTCTTGCTCCGGTGGATGAATTTATTAATAAACATACATCTCCGTCTGTATAAGTATATCCCAATTTAGATTGTAATAATGTGGTAGTATCAATAGCAACTGCCACAACCGTTGTATCAAATACTTTCTTAGTATATTCATACACACCGCTGCTATTCTTATTTGCATAAAAATCATCACTTGTTAATGAATCTATAAAATATCTAGTTTTTAAATTTAAAGTTCTACATATTGAATAATAATAAGCCCAAGTAGGTATTTCAGTTAATGCACTTGTATTACTCAAAGACCAATTTACCGTTAATGTTGCGGTATTATTTGTATATGTTTTTTGTGGTGTTTGAAATATTAAACCACTATTTGTTACTATTCCACTTTTTCTTCTTGCCTTATCATAAAAGGTTATTCCTAATTGATATGAAGATTCATTTTTAAAAAATTTTTTATTTGCAGTTGTTGGACTAATATAAGTTATAGTTGGATTAATAAACAATACCTTACTATTACCCGTATTTGTTGTAAATTTTACTGCTAATGGGTTAGGGCTTGATTGGTCGGTAACCGTAATATGATATGCAGATGTTGTTCCTTCTGCTACTATTGCTGCTCTTAATGCTGCTTCTACTGTTAAAATATTTGTACTTGCTACTGTGTAATTTATAGTAACCGCCTTTACTGTTGGACTTTGTGTTGTATCAGATACCGTAATTAAAAGAGATATAATATCTCCTATTTGTGGTGTACCTGTCATTAATAATTTATAAGAACCCGTAATACTAGGTGGACTTCCCGTTTGGCCATCTTGTCTTGTTATAGTTAATGGACTGCTTATAACAGTTCCAGATGTTTGACTATAAGATAATGATGTACTTGTTGGTGCGGTATATCCTTCTAAATTGTTTCCTAAAAATAATCTACTTGTTGCTAATTCTAATGTTTTACTTAATAATGGTACAGAATCATAAGGTTTTACTGTATCTGAATCGCTTATTGTTTCTCCGATAATATCTCCATAATAATCAAACGATATTTGTGTTGTACCACTATTATGATTAGTAAAGGGTGTTGAATCTATTAATTTATCGTAAGTTTTAATTACATTATATCCATTTGTTAATTGGTTTTTTGAAACTAATCTTAATATTCTTACCGTTTGTGGTATTATTTCGCTTAAACTTAATTTGCAATTTATATAATTATATACTTCTGCTACCCCTAATTCGACTAAATTCATTTTAGAAGACACACTAAATTCGCCTAATACAGATGTTTCCCCATCAAAGTAAATATACTGCCAAGCAAATTGCCATGAATTTGTTGCTATAAAATTATTTACATAAGAGCCATTATATAATTTTTCTATTGTAGGGCTATATGTTGGAGGTCTTTTAATTAATGCAATATCAGATGAATCTAATGGAGAAGTATAAGCTACTGCTGTTGTTGTATATGATGGTTGGTTTAATTTTATACCACTATCAATATTTACTTTTTTTGGTTCATTTAAGTTATCACTAAAATAAAATAAACCATTTATTACTTTACAATTTCTATCTATTCTATAATCTTTACTAAAGTTTAATCCACCCGTAACTTGACTATTATACAATACTGCATATACTATACTTGCTCTAAGGTCATAACAATATATTCCATGGTTTCCTGCACTATTGTAATTAGCCCACAATAATCTTTGACCCTCTGTATCTATACAACTGCCAATGTTCATATTTGTACCTCCTGATGGGTATGTTGTATTTGCTATTGCAGTTGTGCCTAATGAATTTTCAACTCTATTATTTCTACCATATTGTGTATTACCTACTCTGCCATTCATTATTCTTAAATACTTGGCATCATCTAATAATTCTAAGCTATTATCCGAATCAATTCCACCATTAAATATTTTCTTATTTCTAATCATTTATTAGCTTTTGATAGAACCCTTATAATTTTGTTGTACTATTCTCTTTAATTTTTCAATGCTCCAATCTGACATCCTTGCTCTTAATATTTTTCTTTCACGAATATATTCGCTTTGTGCAACTTGTCTTTCGCCTACTCCATAATTTCTATTATGTTCTTTTAACTGCCAAAATATAAAGTTTTGAATTGTTTTTATAGCGTATGGATTTATTTGTGTTGCCGCATCTGCGCTTTGACCATCTGAAATATATTGCAATACTAGATTATCAACTAATAATTTTTGGTCTAATTGTATAATTCCTTTTTCTTTAAATACTTGAAATGTATCTTCTTGATACCCTGCCCCTAAGCCAAAGAAACGACCTATGTTTTCCCCAAAATCATTATAATGCGTAGTAAACCATTGTGCATAAGGCAAGGCCCCGTAATATAATGCAGATTGCCCCGAATCCGATGATGTAGTATTATCATTCCATTCTATTTCTTCAAAATTACTATCCGAATTAAGGTTTGTAATTGGATTCAATGTGCTTGTTGGTGTTAAAGGTCTTAATCTTTGTCCAACCATTACACCAACGGTAACATAATCTTGATAATCATCAGGCAATTGTGCTGTATTTATTGTTTGATTAACGGGTATAATTTTTGTGTTTATTACTCTTAAATCATCAAAAGTAAGTTCACGCAAGCAATCAGAAGCATATAACATACATTGTAAATAATAATGTAATGGATAACCTTTTTTGCCTAGTGCGTTTTTAACAATATAATCTAAACTTGCTGTTACCATTATTGATTTGTTTTATTTCTTAATGCGTTAAAATTATCCACTATACCTGTTTCGGGTGTTACTGGTGCAAATTTAGCAAATGCTTTTTCTATTATTTCTTCTTCCATATTTGGTGGTATTGGTAAAATATCGGTATCTGAATATAAAGATATATCCAATACTACTAAATACATATTTATTAAACTAATGTCAAGCAATGTAATATCTTTTGAAAATATAATAGTATTTCCTCTCACTTCGTACCATATATTTCCTAATAATTCATTTAATAATTTATCAGGTTTTAGTAATGCCCCCTGGCCTAATTGAACGGGTATAAAATCATTGTCATTGCTATCTGTTATTCTCAATACTCCCATATTTCTAGGAAGTGATATTGGCATAACCGGTAATGTTGCTTTTGATTTATCCTTATATGAAGCAACTGAAATATTTTCATAAAATGCAGTCATTAAATTATCGGGTATTGTTTCTCCCGATGGTAATGTGGCATTGTAATATTCCATCTTAAACATAGAATTTATTACTTGCTCTATCGATTTAATAACATCTTCTATTTGTACGGGGTCATTAGAATCTCTATACCCACCTGCAAGTCTTGACAATACCTGCTCTGCTAATATTTTTTTAGTTGAACTCATATTGATTTAGTTTCTTCATTTTGCGATTGTGCGAATTGAGATATCTCTTTGTCAGACATAAATATACCCCAAAATTTTAATGCTCTTGCTATAATATTGTTTATATATTGGTCTGTAAATTCTAGTTGTTGGCTATTTGCAGAATCGTATGTTTTAACCCTTCCGCTTCCAGTTGTAGCCAATATTGGTGTTTTAGGTCTGCGAATGTAATTATAAAAACCCGTTTGTGCCGATTGTGGAAATAATTGAAATCCCGTTGCAGTATCTTTAGCTATTGGCTTTGTTGAGGTTACGGGCCTTAATTGGCTAGTTAATGCAAATGGTATTTCATCTTCATTTAAAAATCTTACAATATTTACAGAACTACCCGTAACAGTATATGCACCACCTAACATGTGCAAATAATCATCTGCAAATGTTACATTGCCACCACTATCCGAAGTAAATTGTACTTGTATTCTTAATTTTCTAATAGCATCGTGTATTGTTTGGTCAACTCCATATAATCTAAACCAATCCCCTACTGCTTCTAATTGTGCCGCATCTAAAGTTTGCATAGCCTCTGGTATAGAAACAAATACCCCTCTTTCTTTATTAGTAATAAAGTCCATTAAATTATAAACATCATTAATATTATATGCCATAATTTGTACCCTCCCATACTCCTAATGCTCGATAGGATTTTATTAAATAATAATTCTTGTTGTTATATTCGTATTTTTCAAGGTATTGTGGTTCAAACCCAACTACATCTCCTTTTTTTAAATTTGAATCTTCGGGTGCCGATAAAACCTTGGCCCTATCTCCTAATCTAACCTTGGCATTTATTGTATCTACTATACCCATTTGCTTAATTACATCTTTGGGTATTTCCATATCTATTGGTTCTAATATAATTCTATTGCTAACTGTTACTACTTCGTCATTTTTAATCTTTGCAAAAATATCTCTATAATCTGCTTTCCAAACATCTTTGCTACCCGTATCTAATAAATTTTTAAATACAAATGATTGTGTTGAATTAAAATTAAATTGCGACTTCCATCTTTCTAAATCGTGTTCAGAGCCTTGCACTCCGTCTATAAAATTACCTCTTTTGTCAACATAGGTGCCGACCCATTGTTTTGCTATTTTTCCTTGAAAGGCAATTATTACTAACTTTTCGCCTTTGCCATTTGTAAATCTTTGATTGTATGGGCTATCTTTTGTGGTTTCTGTGAACGCATCTCCATCTGATTCAAATTTCCTTTCTGCAACTACTGAATAATCAAATAATACCTTATCACCTTCTTTTAATTTTGAAACCACATCTGCATTATCTCCCTTTGGATATTGAGGTAAACTATACACTTCACCTACTACTGTTGCGTTCCATTCGGGTCTATAAGAACCATCTAAGTATAATTCAATATCTCCCATTTTTATTGTGTCTTGAATTGGCTTTGTTAAACTTAAAAATACATTGTTAATTGGTTGTGCTTTCATTTGTTTTTTTTAAGCAAATTTAATAAATTTCGCAAACATACTAATTAAAAGTATTAGAAAACTACCAATTGCTCCTGCTACTACATATATAACCCTTAATGCTCCGTTTTGTTTATGATGCGTTTCCGTAAGAATTTTTAAATCTTCTTCGGTATGCGCCATTCTATCTTCTAAAGAATTTACCCTACCATTTGTCTTTGTAGCTTGTTTTAATACATCTTCTGTCTTATTTAATAAAGCATCATAATGTTTATCCATTCTATCTATTATCATTTGGTAGTCGGTATTTTCCATTTAATACATATTTAGCTGTGTTGTAATTTTTTAGGTTTTATATATTCAATATAATATTCTATTATAGTTATAAATACAGTTAAACAATCATTCCAAGACCAAGTAGTATAACCAAAATATTTATCAATAAAATTATTAATTAATAAATAAACAATTATTCTATAAAACAATTTACCTATAAATTTTTTAACGCCATCTTTTAATGATATAAAAATTAACAAAAAGTCAAATCTTAATATCAAAGCAAAATTATTCCAAGCACTATCTGCATCAATTGAAATATAATTAGCTAAATAAGAACTAATAAAAAATAATATCAAAGATGTTAAAAATAATACTTTATTGAGGTCTTTTAGTTGGTTTTCCATCAGGATTGGGGATTGATGTTGCTTTAACTTTACCTTCTTCATTATTTGTTGGCATTGATCCACCAACTTTTGAATCAGTTGTTTCACTTGTTTTTTGTTTTTGTTTTAAAAAAAAGTAGAATACAATACTTATTGCTACTACTATTAAAAAGACTGTTACTTCCATTTTATACTATTTAATTATTAAAAAATCCCATTATTGTTATAATGGGATAAAATTAAATAAAAATTACATAATTTATATTAAATTAAATAATTGCATCGATATAACCCTCATCAGGCAATAATCTTAATTTTTGACCATCCACCTCAATATCTACCCCAACCGATGAAGCAAACATAATGCTATCGCCATCTTTTACGTTTACCACTTCGTTACCTACTGATGCCACCACACCCGTTGCAAATTCGCTTGATTGTGCTGATTCGGGAATAAAAATACCTCCACTTGTTTGGTTTTTAATTTCATTTAACTTTACTAATACTCTTTTTCCTAATGGTTTAAAATTCATTTTTTGTTGTTTTTATTGTTGTTTTAATATTCTTACTGCGTAATATTTTCCATTAATGCCCTTTATTTTCTTACCTATTGACCTATTTCTAAATACTACATCATTTCTTACTTTTAGTAGCATTACCACATCTTTTACCGAATCGCATACTATGGCTTTTTCTTTTCTTTCCTCTAAATTTTCAATAGATAAATCATAAACTATGTGCTTTAAGCTATCTTCTAATATTCCATAAAATTGGCCTCTGCCAGCATATTTATAAGAATTATTGTCATTAGTTATTTTCTGCGACATAATTTTTCATTTTTTTAATTGCGGTTGCGTTTCCCCTAATTAATGGATTTAAACGATAATCATACCAAGTGACATAATTACCCCATTGATCTTTACTTTCCATTTTGCACCTACTAACAACGCATTGAAATGGTTGCTCTATTTGTCTTGGTATTTCTCTTGCGGGATTGCTATAACCAGTGCATTTAATAGAATTGCTTACGTTTATAATATCGCCTTTTAATAAAGACTTAATTAATGCTGTTTTTTTATTCATATTTTTGGTTTTTTAAAATGGAGCTTCTTCATTAGATTCAATACCATTAGGTTGTGCTAAAAACTCTTGTGGTTGTGTTTCCTCTTGTTTTTTACCACCACCCAACAACTGAATAGTACCAACTCTTAATGATAACGAAGCCCCTTGTTGACCATTTTGATTAGTATAAGCCCTAACGCTTGGTTGTCCATCTACATATACCAATGTTCCTTTTTTAAGGTATTGGGCAATTGTGGTTTTTTCTACCCATAAAGAACAATCAACCCATATCGTTTTTTCTTTTTGACCACCATTTGCATCTTTATACTTTTCTGTATGGGCCACATTAAAGTTAATTACACTTTTACCACTTACATTGTTTATTTGAGAGTCTTTTCCCAAAAATCCAATTACTTCTGTTTTTATCATTGTTATTTGTTTTTATTTGTACAAAATTAATTTAATTATCAAAATATATTTTTTAAAATGGTGTTTCTTCTGAAAATGGCACCCAGGTGTTATTGTCTAAAGTTTGTTGTTGTGGTAGTTTATTTTGGTAAAAATCAATGTTTTTTTGGTTTAATAAAAATTGCAATGAATCAAGCCCATCAAAGAAAAACCTTCTAGTTTTAAATACCATTTCAAAAATTATAAAGCCTTTTTTACCTACTATTTTTTGCCTTCTTATTTTTTTGCTATGAAATTCACAAGTTGGGTCTTGTGGATTTGTTTGTGCGTATGGTCTATGGTAAACTAAAATATTATCAAGTTTATTGTTCCACATGGCTCCATCTGTTAAATCATATACATCGGGACAAGGGTAGTTTCCGTCTGATGCCTTTGCCATTTTTGTTGGGTGGGCCACAATCCAAAAGAAAACATTGTTTATTTGCGAAAATCTTGAAAATACAGACAATACCCATTCTAAATACTTATCACTTCTTTGAAATTTTTGATATTCATTAGTAAGCTGATTAAATGGATCTATGTCAACTCCATCTACATTTTCCTTCACTATTAATTCCAAAAATACTTCCATAATGTATTGTGGTGTTGGTGAAACATCTTTTGGGTAAACGTAAAAAATATGTTTGCAAACCATATCATAAACTGATTCATAAACTTGTTTTGTTGGTCTATTGAGGTTACTTGGACTGCAATCGCAACCCAAAATAATTTCTACAAAGTCGTGATAATATTCTTCGGGTGGGTTATCCTCTGGTGAAAATGTTGCAAACTTTTCACCATAAAGTAATATTCTCATAGCTTGGTACCATTTTTTAAACGAAGATTTTCCATAGTTACCAATACCCGTAAGTACAGTTATTTCGCCCCTTTTAGGTTTAAATCTTTCATCTAATTGTTGTACTCCAATACCATCTACTTTTGCATATCCATTATCATAGATACTTAATGCTTGTTCTTTTACATCAATTCCATAAATAACATCTTTCAACTTAATACCTTCATCAAATACTGCCTTTTCTACTTCTACCTCTTTTCTTGTAACCTTATCTACTAATTGCTCTTTATCAAAACTTGCACTGCCGAATCTTGTTGAATTAATTCTATAAGCTGACTTTATTGCTCTATCCGATTCGCTTTTAGTAAATTCTGAATTATTAATAAATTCGCTGTTTATCAAACCATTGGCGGTAAATTCATTAATCCCAAAACGACAACAAGCCGAAGCTAACTTAAAAATAAAATTATTTCTTTCTCCTGTTACAAATGCTTCGTTTTTATTAGAAAGCCAAGTAAGAATGTTTTTAAAAATTTTATTATCATCTTCGGTTTTTTCAAAGGTTACTACCTTTTCAATTTTCTTAACTTTTTTAAATACTTCTGCTTTTTCGTTTATATAAATATCTTCATCGTAACTTTCATAACATACCCTGCTTGGGTTTATACCACTTCTATCAATATCCTTAAAAACTTCTTGTAATGCTTGAAAATGTTCTCTATGTTTTTTGCCATCGGCTATTTTTACCAATGCCTTTAACCCATTACCCGAAGGGCTAACCCAACAAGCATAAACAAATGGATTGGATATAATTTCTGTTTGCTTATCCCTAAGTTCATAAATATTATCAAAATCCAAAACTATAAAACCACTATGTTTTAGCAAATCCGAATCTTGCCTATTCCCCCCAAATTTGCCACTAAAACAAACCGAGGGTAAATTTTTCTTTAAATTGTTGGCTTTTTCTTTGTCAATGGTATTTCTAATTTCATTTACCAAAACTTTACTTTTACCAACCCTAATTCTTTCCAAACAAGCCTCAACCGAAACATAATTTGGTTCTTTGGAATAAATATTCTTAAATATCGTTATCATTGTATTGTGGGTTTAAAGGCGATTCTAGCCTCTTGCAATCCTTTTGGTAGAATCATATCATTTTTAGAAGAAAGTGTCTTATTTTGCTTTAAAACGGCATCTACGACCCATCGCTTGATAGTTAAGTAATCTGATTTTGTTTTATACGACTTTTCTATTTTATACGCTGACAAATAATCATAAAAATCAATTACATGCTTTTCGCCAAAATCTGCAACAAGCTGTAAGTGTTCTTTATTTGTCAATAAAATATTTTCTTTATATTTTATTTTTTTGTCCGCCTTATCCTTATCCTTATCCATATCCATATCCATATCCATATCCTTACGCCCTTGTAAGGGCCTTGTAAGGGGCTTATTTTGTTTATCTAGTAAATTATTTTTTTCAAGCAATAAAAAAATGCTATTGTGTGCTCTATTATCTCGATTTAAACCAGAAGGGTACTGAAATTCAACAAAAGAAGGAATAAACCACTTATTTCCTTTATCAAAAATTATAATTTTATTTTCAAAACTTTTAATTGCTTCATCAATATCTATTTTTTCACCTATTCTTATTTGTGCAACATCTAAATCCACTTGCCATATACCTGCATGGTCGCAATCATCACAAATATATAACCAAAGGAGCTTATAAGCACCTTGTAAGCCCCTTATAAAAGGCTTCTTCCACTTCTCTGTATCGGTAAATCTTTTAGCCATTTTAAAAGTTTTGATTGTTAATAAAATGAGTGTCTAATGCTTTGTTTATTTTTGCTAAATTTTTATCAGATATAGCAAAAGTCCGTTGTTTTAATAAAGCATAAATTGTCGGATACGGAATATCGGCTTTATTAGAAAGCCAAGACATTGGCCTTTCAATTTGCTCGAGATGCAGTAAAATAGCATCTCTTAAATCATTTTTTTGTTTGTTATCCATAATATTTTATTTGTGTATAGCAAAGTAAAATATAAATTATGATATTATAAAATAATAATTCATATTTTTTTGTTTATTTAAAAAATTAAGTTAATTTTGATTTATGACAAATAAGGAACTAATATACGATATGGCTAAGAGATTAGATTTAGCAATTGAAGTTTGGAAAAAAGGTTTATTTATTGGTATGTATAAATTTATTGGGGATAGGTTAATAAAAATATAATAAGGTATAAATAAAGTGTTTTAATATATGTATTACGAGGAAGAGGCTGTTTGTATTTTTGCTAGAATTTTTATGAGAGATACTAAGTTATCTTTTTCGGAAAGAATTGTAAAAAATAAAAAAAGAACATTAAAATATATAGAAAATAAGTTGCTGTATTGTGGTGGTTGTGAAGAAGATATTTTATACTGGAATAGTTTAAAAAATGAAGTATTAAAAATTAAAATAAATTATGAAAACAACAAAATTTAAAACAAAGTCATTTGATATAGAAAGTATCAAAGGTGAATTATTGGTATCTTATCAAGAAGTGGAAACATATAATCCACCAACAATAATAGAGGGCCATGGAATACATGAAATAAATCAAGATGAAGTAGAAATAATAATAGATTCAGTAGAATTAGTTATTAATGGCATTGGTACTGAAATAAAAGGTTTATTAAGTGCAAGACAATTAGAAAATATAAATGAAAATTTATGATAAAAATAAATGAATTAATGATTGGCAATTATGTGTATAATTCCAAAAATGAAATAAGAAAAATATCAATAGGCGATTTGTCGGTAATGAGTGTAAATGAAATTATTGGCAATGAAGATGAAATTTTTAAGCCAATACCATTAACAATTGAAGTGTTAAATAATATTATCAATTTTGATGGATTTATGGCAATACAAAAAGACAATTGGTTTGAAATAGAAATAATTATTGATAATAAAAATATAAGTAAAATATATAAGAAAATTCAATACCTACACGAGTTTCAAAATATCTACAAATGCTTAACCAATAAAGAACTAGAAATAAATGTCATATAATAGTACAATAATTACAAAGAAAAAAAATTGTGTTACTTGTGGCAGAAAAGATTATATTTTTTCTAAGGGAAATTGTAAGCAATGCTCTACTATATACTCTACACAAAAGAGAGTAGCTAAATACGAGCAAGATGAAGAAGATTTAAGTTTAAAGTATCTTATTGAAGATTTAGATATTGTTTTTAGCCAATACATAAGATGCAAATACGCAGATAAAAATGGCATAGTAGAATGTTACACAAGTGGTACAAAACATCATTGGACCAAAATTCAAAATGGTCATTATATTTCACGATCAAGTTTAGCAACAAGGTGGTTAGAGGACAATTGCCGACCACAATCAGAATACGATAATTGTATGTTAAGTGGTAATATTGAAGTATTTGCAAAAAACTTAGAAAAAGATAAGCCAGGTATTACCGATTACCTTTTAGAACAATCAAGACAAATAACAAAACCAACAAGAGAAGAACTTAAATCATTAGTTGTTGAATATAGAAGCAAATTAGATTTTGTCAAGAAAAAATTTAATTAATAAAACACACATTAAATTTAATAAAAAAGGTGCAAAAGATTTATACTTTTACACCAGTTGTGTTGTTGTTTTGTTTCCCCCTCGCTTAAAAAATGAGGGGGTTTTTTATAATTAGGTTATTTGTTTTTATTTGTTTAATATATTTTTATGTAAACAGTTTTATTTTTTTCTTTTGCTGATTCACACACTTTATCGTTGTTAATATCATTTTCAGCAAACGTAATATCAGTATATCCGCTATCATATTTATCTAAATTTTTCCATTTAGTAAAAAATGAAATAATAGGATGGTTAGATTTGTATTGAGCTATATATCTTGTTTGTAATTTAAGAATGCCATAATATTTATCATTAATTATTTTTTGTTCGCCTTTATATGATTTTTGATAAGCTTTTATTCTGTATTTTCTCATTTTTATTTGTTTTAGTTATTTAATTGTGTTTGTGGGCTTACATATCCAAATGTTGCTTTATTAGAATTATAGGTTTGGTTGTAGTATTCTTCACACATAACGGGATGAGATTTATACCTGTTTTTAAAATCTCTCATTATCTGCTCTTTTTCTTTTTCAAGTTTATTGGTAGCTAATTCAATAGCTTTATTTAAGGCTAAATTATATACATCTCCTCTTGGAGTATATTCTGGTCTTTGTTTTTGCTTTTTTATTTCTTGTTGTAATTCATCAATTAATTCTTGTACTGGTGTTTTGTTCATAGGTTATTTATTTTTTAATTTTAAAATTGTGTCCTATTTTTTTTACTAATTCTTCCATTGTGTATTCTGGTGTACTATTGATAAAAGATTCGTATTCTTCTTTCGTTGCTGATTTGTCTTTGATTCTATAATCACCATTTGAATTTTTATAAGTTAATTGATTACCATTTTCATCACGAGTGTATTCAAAACTATCCCCATCTGAATTTTTATAGGTTAATGCATTACCATTTTCATCGTAAGTGCATTCATAACTATACCCATTTGAATCTTTAAAAGTTAATACATTACCCTTTTCATCATAAGTGTATTCAGAACTATACCTATTTGAATTTTTATAGGTTAATTCATTACCATTTTCATCACGAGTGTATTCAAAACTAACCCCATTTGAATTTTTAAAGGTTAATTCATTACCTTTTTTATCGTAAGTTCGTTCAGAACTAAAGCCATTTGAATTTTTATAGGTTAATTCATTACCTTTTTCATCGTAAGTTCGTTCAGAACTATACCCATATGATTTTGTTTTAAACTCATACATCTTTTTACCATTGTTAAATAGTTCTAAATCCTTTGTTGTTCCTTGAATGTTTTTCATTGGTTATTTTTTAATTTTAAAATTATGTCCTAGTTTTTCTACTAATTCTTCCATTGTGTATTCTGGTGTACCATTGATGAAGGATTCGTATTCTTTTTGGGTTACTGATTTTCCTTTAATTTCATAATGCCCCCTTGAATTTTTATAAGTTAATGCATTACCATTTTCATCACGACTGTATTCAAAACTATACCCATTTGAATCTTTATAGGTTAATTGATTACCATTTTCGTCGTAAGTTCGTTCAGAACTAAAACCATCTGAACTTTTATAGGTTAATTTATTAGCATTTTCTTTTGGTGTTAATTGTTTGTTCATAGGTTATTTGTTTTTATTTGTTCTGGTTAAAATTCCAATTAGAAATTAAAAACACTTCTCTTTCCATTCTTTTTTGTGCTGAAATTAATTGCGAGTAGGTAAAATGAACGGATGCAATTAATTCTTCTTTAGTCATATTTTCTAATGATTTACCCATAAGCCCTTTGCATTTTTCGGTTATAGGTAACTTTACACCATTTACTTCAACAGTTTGTTGTTTGTTCATAGGTTATTTGTTTTTATTTGTTAAATAATTTAAGTCTATTTTTCCTCCATCCATTGCATTTGGATATACGAGTATATCATCATCATAAAAGTTTCTTACTATACCGGTTTCATATAAAACCACTTTCCAAATGGTATTGGTATCACTTCCATAATCTATCCAAGCTATTGCTTTTCCATATCCAAGAGGACACTCAACATCTATTGTGTTTTTTAATTCGTGTATTATCATTTTACAAAATTAAATTAAATTAATTTAATTAAACAAAATTATTTTTTAAGTTCTGCATAAGTTAACACATCATATTTCATCATAAATCGCATTGTACCCTCTTTTGGGTCGTTTTCAACCTCTTTTTTTGTTTTAATGGGTATTTCTACCATTTTTGGCTTATCTGCCAATTTTGGGGCTAATTTTAGCTTTGTTTCCAATTCTAATGGAGATATAACATTACCATTTGGGTTTTTCCTATTCCAATAAACTCTACACTTATCAGAACAAAAACTTTTTCTAATAGTTTTGCTTTCCATTTCTTTATTGCAATAAATGCAACATTTTGTTTTTAATTTCATTTTGTTACGGAACTTTTGATTCTTGTTACGCAAACATACCCAATTGTTACGGAACTTCCAAATAAATCCTTCATATATATTACCAACGGCAAATAGAACTGATAAGCGGTAACCCTACCCAATAACCCTATTTCCCCAATACTATAAACCAATTACCCAATGATCCAACGCCCAGTGCATGAAACCACAAAACCCAATACTACCAACCACTTTGCCTGAATACCCAAGCCCATAAAACCACCAAAACACACAGGTATAAAACAAATCCCAAAACCAAAAACCGAACCCCGTCCCCTCAAAATTTGCCCGTTCCCCAAAAGGTTTTAGCCACCCACTTTGGAGGAGTAACCCCCCTGGAGTCTAGGTGGGGTAGTTTTTTTTTATTTATTTTATGGTTGTCAATGAGTTATGAAATTTTTATTGAGTTTGGGCGACTTGTAATTTTTAAAATGTAATGTAGTTAAGGGTTTTTTGTAGTTTATTTGTATTAAAGTGTTGGTAGTGTTGATTTTTAAAGTTCTTAAAAAAGCGAACTTTTGTAACCAAATTGGTAACATTTGTTAAATAGTTATGGTACAATATGTAAAATGTTGTAACATAATTAGGCTAGATATGTTACTGATATATATGGATTTGTAACATAATTTGTTAATTATTGGTAGTAATACTACGCAAATGTTCACATTTTTAAACTGTTCACGGGCAGTGAAAGAAGTTAATTAGTGAACATCAAAATACCTGAAGATTAAAAAAATTGTAAAAATTAACCACAAAAAAAGCAATAGTGGTAAATAAAAGTAACATATAGATATTGTTATGTTACTTTTAAGGGATAAAGTAAACTGTGGGCTTTACAGATTTTTTTTTACGTAAAGCAATAACTTGACAAAAGGATAAAAAATCGGATAAAAGTAAACTTATAACTTAACAAATGAGCCTAAAAAATTAATAATTGACTCATATTTTATAAACAAGTGTCAGAAATTAAACTTTTTGAATTGTGTTTTACATAAAAACCCCCGCTATAAGAATACAGCAGGGGTAAAATCTAAAATCTATGAAAAAATCTGAAACGAAGATATATGGAAAAAATTAATTAAAAAAATATTAGGCAAAGTTTTGTTAATTAAATTAATTAGTTTAGTTTTGTTTTATACAAGACAAACAATTACTAACACAAAAAACACAACAAAATGGCAAGAAAAAAAGAAGAAGATTCGGTTTCTAGCAAAGTATCGTTGCTTAAGGTAAACGAAAGCGTTGAGTTTGTTTATGCCAAAGCCTCAATTGCGGTAATGGTTTCTCTTTTGAAAAATAATCCTGAAAACAAGGATAAAAAATTCAAAATAGAACACATAAAAAACGAAACTACCAATAAAACTTTGGTAACCAGAATCAAGTAAGAACAAAAAAAATCTAAAAAATCATGCATATAGAAAAAGTAAATTATCAAAAGGTATTCAACCTTGGTTCGTACACAAGTGAAAGAATTGGGGTTGAATTACTTTTGGAAAAGGGGGATAATGCAAAATTTGCCCTTGAAGAAGCTAAAAAATTAGTAGAGGAATTTCATAAACAAAACCATGGCCCAATAGTAAAACAAGAGGAAGAATTTGAACCAGTATCAGTATTGCAAAGGTTAAAAGTAATACCAAAAGAAACTATTGCCGAAAAAACCAAGGCCCTTATTGATATTTGTAAGAATGTAGATGAATTAAAATCTTGGAAATTGATGGCCGAAACCCATAAATTAATGGATTACTACAACGCGAAACTTAAAACTTTTAATATAAAATCTAAAAAATAAAATCTATGTTAGACTTCTCAAAAACCCTTATTAGAGCAAGTTCAATGGGCTATTTGCTTACGGAACCACAATTAAAAGCAGACAAAGAAGCTGGTAACCTTTCAAAAACTGCAAAAACACATTTAATATCAGTATATATCAATGAAAAATATGGTAGATACAAAGATGTAAAAACAAAAGAAACAGTAAAAGGCAATGAGGTAGAAGATGATTCTATTGAGATGTTATCATTGTACCTAAAAAAACCATTTAAGAAAAACCAAGAAAGAGTAACCAACGAATTTATTACTGGCCACCCCGATTTGTTTATGGGAGATGATATTACTAGTGCAGAATTAATTATTGACATAAAATCTAGTTACGATTTATTTACTTTTTTAAATAACTTACCCGATAAATTGGATTCGCTATACTACGCACAATTGCAATGTTATATGTGGCTTACCAATGCTCAAAAATCAGCAGTAACATACGTTTTAGCCAATACCCCATTTCAAATGATAGAGCAACAAAAAATGTGGTTATTAAATAAGATGAATGTTATTTCAGAGGAATCACCCGAATACATAAGAGAATGTTTAAAACTAGAACATAGCTTAATATTTGATGATATACCTTTGGAAGAAAAGATATTGATATTTCCAGTTGAAAGAGATGAGGAATTTATAGATAAAATGAAAACAAAAGTTGTAAAAGCAAGAGAATTTTTACAAGAAATACAAGATACCCACTCTAAATTTAACAACAACACAATTTTATAAACAAACAAAAAACAACAAAAAACGATAAAGTATGGCTAAGAAATTAAACATTACTCCTCTACACGACAGAGTAATAATTAAGCCTGCCGCTGCAGAAGAAAAAACAGCTGGAGGAATCATCATCCCTGATACTGCAAAAGAAAAACCACAACGTGGACTAGTACTTGCTGCTGGAACAGGTAAAAAAGACGAACCCGTAACTGTAAAAGTAGGCGATAACGTTTTATACGGTAAATACGCTGGAACAGAAATTCAAATTGATGGTCAAGATTTATTGATCATGCGCGAAAGCGATATTTTAGCAATTGTATAATTGTTAAAGTAACTAGAACTATTAATTAACGAAATAAAATAAGTTTATATGTCTAAAATGATTTTTTTCGACTTAGAAGCGAGAAATAAAATGAAAAAAGGGGTTGACACTTTAGCCAACGCCGTAAAAGTAACCTTAGGACCAAAAGGTCGTAACGTTGTTATTGAAAAGAAATTCGGATCACCTTCTATTACTAAGGATGGTGTTTCTGTAGCAAAAGAAATTGACTTAGAAGATCCTATCGAAAATATTGGTGCGCAAATGGTAAAAGAAGTAGCAAGCAAAACCGCTGATCAAGCAGGTGATGGAACTACAACTGCTACTGTTTTAGCACAAGCTATCATTAGCGAAGGTTTAAGAAACGTGACTGCTGGAGCC